ATTATATGTTACCAACTATCATAATGTTTTTGACAAATGCATAATGAAAGTTACTAATGAAAAAGTAGCACAAGGTATTAGTTGCAACTTTGAGTTTCAATTTAATATTGCATCTTGTCATATTCGTGAAGATTTAGATTTAGTTTTCTTCATGATTAAATGCACTCCCCCTAAAAAGGACATTACTGAATTGTTATCTAGTGATAAACATTCATCACAATGTAATGGTTCTTTCATACAAAAGACTAGTGATGGGCTTGTTCACACTAAGACTTTAAAAGCCATAACCAAGGCAGATAATTTATATGTAGCCGGACTACGTAAATATATCAACTCCTGGAAATATTTCTTGGATAGTGATACTAAACTAGGTGATTGTGGTTCTGTTATTATGGGAAATTCCCCATATGGTCCAATGATTTTAGGATTACATCAGACAGGAGGGTTAGAGTGTAAAGGTACTTGCATTTCTTTAACTAAGAAGTTATATAAAGAAGCTGTTGAAGCTCTTAAAGAACATATTATATTACCTAATGCCCCTCGTTTGGAGACGGTGGAAGGTGATAAACTAGAATTGCAAGCTGTTCACCATAAAAGTGTTTTTCGATATTTAGAACATGGTAATGCCCACGTATATGGATCATTGCCTGGTTTTCGTCCAAAACATACATCTAAAGTAGCTAATACATTTATATCTCCTCAAATAAGACAAAGGGGGTATGCTACGAATAAAGGCAAACCCATTATGACGGGTTGGCGTCCTTGGCGCGCAAGTGCTAAAGATATGGTTGAACAACATTATAAATTTGACTCTGAAATTTTGCAACAATGCATAGATGGATATACACAGGATATCTTATCTCAACTATCTGATAAAGATATGAGAGAAATGATTATCTTAGATAGAGATTGTTCTATTAATGGACAACCAGGCGTCAAATTTATAGATAAAATGAAGAGAAATACTTCAATGGGATTTCCCTGGAGATCTAAAAAATCTAATTTCCTTATATATGAAGGTCAACATGATATTTGGCAAGATTATGTCAGATTTGATGATGCTTTCAATGATAGAGTAGATAATATAATTAAACTTTATAGTGAAGGATTTAGATATTCTCCCATTATGACAGGTCAATTAAAGGACGAACCTATTAGTGAAAAGAAAATTATTTCTGGAGCTACTAGGGTTTTTTCATCATGTCCTGCTGATTGGGCAGTTGTAGTTAGAATGTATTTATTACCTTTTATTAGGGTCATGCAAAATAACAAGTTTGTTTTTGAGGCTGCCCCTGGAACTAATGCGACTTCTCTTGAATGGGAGCAAATTTACAGATACTTAACCAAATTTGGCAAGGATAGAATGATAGCTGGAGATTACTCAGCTTATGATAAAAATATGTCAGCACATTTAATCCTTTCGGCTTATGATGTGATTAAACAAATATTACGAGCCGCTGGTTGGTCTGAGAAAGATCTTCAAATTGTAAGCGGTATTGCTTATGATACTGCTTTTCCCATGACTGATTTTAATGGCGATTTAGTTGAATTTTGGGGTTCAAATCCTTCGGGACACCCTTTAACAGTGATCGTTAATTGTATTGTTAATTCACTCATATTAAGATATGTGTGGGTTATTAAAGGAAATAAAATTGAAGATTTTCAAAAACACGTTGCCTTAATGACATATGGAGATGATAATATCTTAGGAGTATCTAAAGAAATTATTAATTATAATCATACAGTTCTTGTAGAAGAATTTGCAAAACTGGGTATTAGATACACTATGGCAG